TAAAGGACTTGCAATAAATATAGCCCAGCCCCTCACCCCAGATAATTTACAAGTTCTTAAAAGATTAATTTATCGATTACATGACTCAAATAACATTGAACAAGCTGTTCTAAAGAATACAAATTTTACAGCTCTAAGTAATGGTGCAGGAATAACGATAAAAAATACAGAAGATAGTATTCAATACGAAATTTATTAGAAATTGTTCCTGCTCTCCAAATATTAGGTTGATTTAATACTTTTGAAATTGATCAAAAAAAATTAAAATCAGCCTTTATTCATTATAAGAGCAGTAAAATGGCAAAAGTACGATTACGGGCATTTGAAATTATTAATTCGGATATCAATAAAACCCAATCCGATTTAGGGGATAAATTAAGAATCAGCCTATCAGGGTCAAAAGAAGTAAATGAGCGTCGAATGCTTTTAAACCCTGAAGACCCTCAACAGGAAGAAGACCTGATTTCTGACTTTGGAAAAAATAGTAGAAGCCCTGACCCCGTTTTTTGTACCATGCTGCGAGTGGCATTAGGAAATAGTGTACAACATGTAAACAATACTTTATTTTCTAGACAACAATTTACCATTGCTGACTTAAACAGCAATATCGTAGATGCTGAAGCAATTTATAAAAATCACTATTACTTTGCCGTCAACAATAATTTTCTAGTCACTAATTTGCCAGGTAATTTAACAATTACTAGATTACAAACTTATTTGAATTGGTTGCTTAATGAACTATATGAGATAAATCCAATGGTTGCTGATGAAGCAATGCCTGAATTATCACAAATTAAAGATATTGTCATACGTGATAATTGTATAAACCCATCCACTGGAAATGATAGCAGCAGTCAGAAATCCACCATTAATCTTGGAAAAGCAGCTTTAGATTATGTTATGGGCGCTTTAAGTGACACTAAAGATCTATCGACACATGAACTTGAACAAATGATTTCGGCAAGATTAATTATTGAGTTTAAAAAGCCCAAAAAGACAGATGATGACAAAATTAAAAAAGCATTCGGAGCAATGTTAAAACCTGTTGCAGATCTTGACAATTTCGAATTCACGACTCGTAACAACAAAAAAATAATTAAAGGGAAAAAAATTCTCAGAACAAAAGAGGTTACTATAGAAACTACTGATAGTGGTCATTTAATCGAATCTCAAATTTCGCAGCAAATGGCCTTGCTGCTTAGAGAACTGGACAATGAACGTAAAAAAACTGCTAATTCTTAGCGCCATATTTTTGGTGTTATCAATTATATGCGCTTCATTACTCAAGAATGATCCGAAAGAATCATTCTTGAATACAGTCTATACAATTTCAGGAATCATGTTTTCAATTGGCATGGGGGTTTTGTGCACCTTAAACCCAGATAAAGTAAAGAATAACTCATATTATGAACGAATTAAGGACAATATTATTGCTGTCAGAAACTCATATATTGCGTATTTTGCCTTAATTTCCACAGTGTATTTAATTTTTCAATTATATCCTGCTGCAAAAATTGATTTGTTTCAAATAAGAGGCTTTGTGATTACTGCTAAAGTTTCCTATGCAGTATTAACCCTAAACATACTTGGAATTCTTTACTTTATTGCTAACTTTATTCAAATCCAAAGATTAGGTTTTGAAATTTCAGATAAGACTAGAGTAAATGACTAGGAATCACTTCCACATCTAATCTATGAAAAGATGACCCAAACTAAGCACAATATCCGTATTGTGCTTTTTTATTATGGCTAAGAAACCTCAAAAGCAAGACCGTAGTGCGTTAGAAACATCTCAAACCTCATCTGTGGCATGGTTTGATTATCAGTGGCAAGAACACCCTGTTGTCGGTCTAACGCCAGCACGACTGCATCAATTGCTTCTAGGTGCGGAGCAAGGTGACTTGACTGCCCTTGCTGATCTTGGTGCAGACATGGAAGAAAGAGATGGTCATATTTTTAGTGAATTGACCAAACGCAAACAAGCCGTGAATAGCTTGAACTGGAATGTACGTCCACCTAAAAAAGCATCAGAACAAGAAAAGAATATTGCTGCTGAAGTTGCCGAATGGATTGATGACATCAAAGATTTTGAGATGTTTCTATTTGATGCGTTGGATGCAATTGGTCATGGCTATAGTTGCCAGGAAATCAAATGGCATCAATTGGGTAGTTTGTGGCTCCCCGAGTCATTTGAGCACCGCTTAGCCCGAGATTTTAAAACCCCTCAATTTAACCGTAATGAACTACGTTTAAACGATGGATCTGTTGATGGTGCAGAGTTTTGGGACTTTGGCTGGATCATCCATCGCCATAAGGCCAAGTCAGGCTATATTGCCCGTACAGGTTTACACCGAGTACTGGCTTGGCCTTTTCTCTTTAAAAACTATGGTGTACGCGATGTCATGGAATTCCTAGAAATCTATGGCCTACCCATCCGTTTAGGTCAGTATCCTGAAGGTGCAACCAATGAAGAGAAAATGACACTGTTACGTGCGGTCATGAGCATTGGACGTAATGCTGGCGGTGTGATTCCTAAAGGCATGAGCATTGACTTTGAAAATGCTGCCAATGGCGACACAGATAACCATATGTCTTTAATTAAATGGTGTGAACAAACTCAATCCAAAGTGATTGTAGGCGGCACATTGTTAAGTCAGGCAGATGGTAAAACCAGCACCCATGCCCAAAGCCAAACGCATGAAAATCAATTCGAGATGATCATTGAATCGGATGCCAAGCAATTAGCGCGTTCTTTGAATGATACCTTGATCAGCTATTTGATGCGTTTAAACTACCCTAATATTAGCCCAGACCGTTATCCTGAGTTCTATTTTGACTTAACCGAAACAGAGGACTTATCTGAATTTAGTGAATCTCTAAACACCTTGGTAGATACGGGGATGAAAATCCCAATGTCTTGGGTCTATGAGCGCACAGGTATCCCAATGCCTGAAGGTGATGAGCCTATTCTCACTAAACCAACCAATACACCGATCCTAGCTGCCAATACTTATCAACCACAACTGATCAATCAAAGGCTTGCCGCTAATACCGTACAAGTGCCCTTAGAAGATCAGGCTATGCAGCTTCGATTAAATACGGAACTGGAGAGTAGTCAAATTACCTCTGAGAATTGGTTAAATACGTTAATTGCAGATATTCAAGCTGGAGCAAATGAAGAACAGGTTTTGGCGGTTCTTTCTCAATTGCATCCACAAGATGATGAACCTGCCCTGCAAGCAAAACTGACTCAAATTATTTTTGCTTGTGATGTGCTTGGTCGTTTAAGTGCCCAAAGTGAGATGTAACCATGCCTACACCTCACCGCCCAGAGTTAAATGCGCTATTTGATCAACCTCCAGCAGAGGCTATCACCTACTTAGAAAGTAAAGGCTATAAAATTGGATGGGACTGGCATCAAACTCTAGATGATGCGCATAGCCGTGCTTTTACTGTTGCTAAAGTAGCAAAGCTAGATTTGCTCCAGGACATCCGCCAATCATTGTTGAATGCGTTAGAACAAGGTCAAAGCCTAGAGCAATGGAAATCTGAGATTACACCGATGCTCCAACGAAATGGCTGGTGGGGTAAAAAAACGGTGATCAATCCTAAAGGTCAAGAACAGCTAGTTCAGCTTGGATCTCCACGTCGCCTACGTACTATCTACCATACCAACATGCGTTCAGCCTATTCTGCTGGGCGTTACAAAGCCATGCTTGAAGCTACTGCTACTCGTCCCTTTTGGGAATATCGGCATGTGACGGTGATTAATTACCGCGAAGAACATAAGGCATGGAATGGTCGCATTTTACGTGCAGATGATCCCTTTTGGTCCTATGCCTACCCACCTTCGAAGTTTGGCTGTAACTGCCGTGTGATTGCTAGATCTGCCCGTGATGTAGAAGGTAGGGAAATCCTGAGCAGCGTTGGTTATCAGACCCAATATTCAGAAAAGATTGGGATTGATAGCTTTACAGGGGCAGATGTCTACGGTACACGCCAACGTTTTGACATTGCAACTCAAGATGGCAGCACTATTAGTTTTAGCCCAGCTGCGGGTTTTAATAACTCCCCTGCTACAAGTTATGCAATAGATCAGGTTCTTGCAGATCGGACACGCAAGTACATGGGAGATGCTGAAGGATTAAAGCAAGTACAGCAAATGATGCTTGCCCCAGTCAGACAACGTGCCCATCAAGCTTTTATTGATAACACCCTTGCTATGGGCCAAGTGCAGAATAAGCTCAGTTCAATTGGTGTACTACAAAGTGATGAATTATCGATCTTGACTCAGAATGATCTGGCTTTAGAAAGCCCTATTATTCTGATGCGTGATGATTTTGTACTTGATCCCTTTGGTCTAACGCAGTCGGATCTGGTCGATTTACCTCAGCTGCTTAGTCATGCTCAAGCAGTTTTTTGGGATAAGCAACAACAGCAACTGGTTTATCAGCTGCTGATTGCTGATACCGTAAATTATGCACAAATCTCTTTAGATGGAGGTATCGTCCGCATCATAGAAATGGCTGATACCTCACGTTATACCTCAACGAAATTGGCTATGCTGGAGCAAGTTCGATGAGCTATATTCAAATCACAGATGATGCTCTATCTGAAATGCTGATCAAAGTTTCCGCAAAAATAGAACGCCCACGCGAACTGACTGCGGCAATCTCTGTTTCCTTTCTTGCAATTACTGAAGATAACTTTGACATGCAGGGTCGCCCTGCATGGGCTGGATTAAGTGCGGCTTATTTAAAAAGCCGTAAGCAAGGTAAAATTCTCAGTCAGTCTGGTCAACTTCGTGACAGCATTCAGACCTTCCATAATGATACTGAAGCGGGTCTAAGTTCCAATTTACCGTACTCTGCGATTCATCAGTTTGGTGGAACCATCAAACATCCTGGTGGAACACGCTATCAAATCATCGGTAGTGGCATGGCGGTG